GCTCGGAGATGTTATTTGCGACATTGGTTGGATTTACGCTAACGACACCTTTACCGCACCAACTGAATGAGCTGTCCTTCGTCCTTAAAAACCGTCTGTGTCGAAATCCTCGAGGGGCAGCGCGGTCCGCAGGGGTTAGTCGGGGCTACGGGTCAGCAGGGCGTTCAAGGCCCGACCGGAGCAAGCGGATTATCGATCAAGGGTGACACCGGCGAAGCGTCTACGGTTGCGGGGCCTACGGGCGCGACCGGACCCGCTGGGGCGTCAATAAAAGGGGATACGGGCGAACGCGGAGAGAAGGGCTCCACCGGGCAGCAAGGGATCCAGGGCATTCAAGGAATGCAAGGCAACCAGGGCGAAGTCGGAGCGACGGGCGCTTCGGGTGCACGCGGCAGTACGGGTCCAGTCGGGGCGTCGGGACTTTCAGTGGTCGGATCAACGGGTGCCACCGGGGTGCAAGGCCCTTCGGGTGTTCCATCAACAGTTGCGGGACCTCAGGGGAATACCGGTGTTCAGGGGCCATCGGGACCTGCATCAACCGTTTCGGGACCGCAGGGGGCGACAGGGGCAACCGGACCAGCGGGGAGCGCATCGGACAGACTGACAAGTCCTGATTTGTCTCAAGAGGTGGTACTCGACAACGCCGGCGTCGTTACTTTGCCAGCAGGCGGAACCATTGAGGACTCCGCAGCGGCAGAGGGATCAATAACGCTGACCCCGCCAAACGCAGTTGCAGGTCAGGCTTTAGTGATTCGACCAACAGTGGGAACGAGTTTAACTAACAACGTTCCATTTGCGGCGGGAGCCACAATTACCGTTACGCTGACAGACGCAGGCACGCACATTTCCGAGGACAAAACTGCACAAGGTGGCCAGGATGCAACTTGGCCGTTTACTATCACCGGCATTTCGGCAGGCAACCTCGGCAGCGCGCTTACGGGCACTTTTCTTGCAGAGGACTGGATCTTTGGCAACGGCAACCCAACAAACGTCAAGACGTTCAACATTCCAGCGGAAAGCACTGGCACAGGATTTACGATCACGCTTGATGAGCTGATCACTCAGGACGGTAGCATCTACCCTGGTTATCCGCTGAACGGAATTCTCACACTCACGGTGGGATCTGTTGTCTCCGAGGCAACCACGGGGCACTTGCACTTAGTTGCAGCGGATCCCGTCAATATCGACATTTATTTGGGGGATGATCACCAGTACGTCAAAGTCCAAAGGAACAACGGCGACATCGTCATTGGAAACAATAGCAACAGCAACCAGTGGACCTTTGGAACTGACGGGAAATTGCAGCTGCCCGTAAATGGCGACGTCATTGATAGCGATGGGTTTAGCATCCTCGGCGCGACCGGAAGCACTGGACCGCAAGGGCCTTCGGGGCTTGCGTCCACCGTGGCGGGACCTCAAGGTGATACCGGAGTCCAAGGGCCTTCAGGCGTTCCATCAACAGTTTCTGGACCGCAGGGGGCGACGGGTGCCACCGGTCCGACATCTACAGTTTCAGGACCGCAAGGGGCCACCGGGGCCACCGGCGCAGACTCAACAGTGGCTGGGCCGCAGGGAGCAACGGGGGTGACGGGTCCCGCTGGTGTTTCGGACAAATATTACGGAACATCAACAACGACACTTTCCGTTGGCAACGGAACAAAAACGCTAACGACTCAAGCGGGACTTTCTTATTCACTCGGGCAACCAATCACCATTGCATACACTGGAAACGGCGAGCATATGCACGGGGTGGTTGTCTCATACAATCAAACGACCGGAGTTTTGGTTGCAAACATTTCCCAGCACACCGGCAACGGCACGTGGTCAAATTGGGTCGTGAACCTTGAGGGCGTTGCGGGAGTTGCGGGAGCGACGGGCGCCACGGGTCCGGCTTCCACTGTATCGGGACCGCAGGGTGCGACGGGTGCTACGGGTGCAGTCTCCACCGTATCGGGGCCCCAGGGCAGTACGGGGGCGACTGGTCCAGTAGCGACGCCGGCTTTTGCTTGGGACCTTACGACCTCAAGCGGGATTGCACTCAGCACGCTTTCAATCAACGGCTTTTCGACCGCTGACATTCCAGCGCTTTACCACGTTTCAATCGACGGGGTGAATCAGCACTCCGACGCGTACACGCTTGCCGGCGGGATCCTGACCTTCTCGGAGACGGTTGACGCGGCTGCACAGGTAGAAGTCAAAAGACCCAAACTCATATGAACTACATCCTCGAAAGACTGAAAGAGCCTTCAACGTGGCGCGGCATCCTAGCAATGATCACCGCGGTCGGCGTCAAACTGCATCCTGAAATGCAGGAAGCCATCATTTCCGCCGGACTCGCGCTCATTGGCATGGTGAACATTTTCCGCAAGGAGTCGTGATCGTTCCGCTCATCAAAGCGGTCCAGTATTTGCTCGAGTTAAAAGCTGTTCGGGCGCGGTGGGACTTAGAGCGGGAGATTGAAAACTATGTTCAGCACGTCGAAAACCTTATCGCAGCAAAACGCGACGCTGGCGATCACGCTGGCGCTGATCTTTTGCGTCACCAGTTGCTCCGCTCCTCGGGCGTTGCCATCCCTAAACAACCAGATTTTGCGGCTGAGGTCCGGGGAGAGATACGCGGCGCAGGTGGATGAAACTTGGCACTCGGACGGACGGTTTCGTGCGCTAGAGCAGGAACTTATCAATGCAACCGCAGCGCTCAAACAAAGTCAAAACCGATGAATCTCAAGGACGCAGGAATCGATCTGGGTTTAGCCATCGCTGGTTTATTCGGATCGATTCTAATGAGCAGCAAACAGGCGGGGGCAAACCTGCCGCGTGCGATTGCGTCACTTGTTGGCGGGGCGGCATCTGCGAATTATGTGACACCGCTTTTGTTAAAAATCGCACACCTTGAAGGGGAACCGCAGTACGGTTACGCCGCCGGCTTTTTGCTAGGATTTTGCGGACTTCGGGCAGTCGAAACACTCAGCGAGAAACTAATCCCATCAAATGAACTTCAGTCCACTAGTACTCGCAAACGCGCTCGCAAATAGCGTCCTTGCCATTTCGGCGATTCATTTGTGGCTTAAAATCTTTGGCCACGATGATTCTCCCATCTATCGGCACAAATACGCGGCTCACCTTTGCAAATTGGCAACGACCGTGACAATTTGCGGATCCGTCGCAAACATCTTCGCGCACGAACCGCCACCGATCACTGAATTCATCCTTAACCTCGGCGTCGCGTGCAATTACGTTTGGTTGTCGTGGTTCTCAAGCCTAACAGTTGACGCACCAGCAAAGAAGAATGGACTCGCACCCAAACCCGTTTCCCGCGCTCGGACTAAACGTCGCAGCACTCGCGCTTAGTTTTTCGGGCATTGAGCAGGGACTGCGGATTGCGGGACTGCTTTTCAGCGTGCTGATCGGGGCGATCACTTTGTTCCGAATGCTCAACAAATGAAACTTTCCGACGCGGGACTGGAACTCCTCCTCGAGCACGAAGTCGGGGGCGGCAAATCGTATTTTGAAAAGTATTTGTCCGTCCCAACGTGGCCGGGCTTTGAATCGGGCGTGACCATTGGAATTGGGTACGATCTAGGCTACGCAACCGAAACGGCTTTTAAGACGCATTGGAGCGCGCTGGATGAGGAAGTCCTTGAGCGTCTCGGGAAATCAATTGGCATCAAAGCGCTCAGCGCGCGCCCCTTTGTTTCCGCGTTCAAGGATATCAAAATCGAGTGGGAGCTGGCGCTGGAAGTTTTCAAGAATCACACCTGTGCACAGCACACGCTCAACATGCTCCGCTTTGCGCCGGCGGCGGTCGACCTTCCGCCCGACGCGCAGGCGGCACTATTCAGCCTAGTGTTCAACCGCGGAACCTCGACCAAGGGGGAGCGACGCGTCGAGATGGCGCAAATCGCCCAGGTGATCAGCGCAGGCCAACCGGAAAAGGTTCCATTTCTGATTCGTTCAATGAAACGACTTTGGCCGCAGGGATCCGGGCTTGTCCGCCGTCGGGAGGATGAGGCCAAACTTTGGGAATCAGCTTTTGCATGAAACCAAAATCCGCGTGGCAATGGCAGGAGATTAGTCGCAACGTCCACGCAGGAACTTTGTCGGTAAAGACCGTCAAGGACGAGGGGTGGGTCTTGTTGGTGTCGGATGTGCATTGGGACAACCCGAAATGCGACCGGAAAAGACTCAAGCGGGATTTTGACGAGGCAGTTAAACGGGACGCGTTGATCGTTTCAAACGGCGATTTCTTTTGCGCCATGCAAGGAAAATACGACCGACGCTCGAGCAAAAAGGACCTCAGGCCGGAACATCAGAAAAACAACTACCTCGACGCTTTGGTCGAAACCGCAGCGGATTGGCTTGAGCCTTACAAACGCAACCTGGCGTTACTCGGGCAGGGGAACCACGAAACCGCCATCGCAAAAAACCACGAAACGGATTTGCTCGACCGACTGGCATGCACGATGCGGCGCCGCGGAGGCATCACGACGGTCGGCGGCTATTCGGGTTACGTTCGATTCATTTGCTCACTAGGTGGCACCAAGCGGGACGGCATCGTTTACCATTACCACCACGGACCTAATGCCGGCGGACCCGTCACCAAGGGCGTGATCGGTGCAAATCGGATGTCTTCGTATTTAACGGACGCGCACATCGTCCACACCGGACACTCGCATGATTCTTGGCAATTCCCCATCCGGCGGCTGCGGCTGACAAATCATAACAAAATCCAGCAAGAAACGCAGATGCACATCCGCACGGGTGGGTACAAGGATGAGTATGGCGAGGGGATCGGCGGCTGGGCTATCGAGCGCGGGATGCCTCCAAAGGTTCAAGGGGGCGCCTGGGTGCGGATCTACGCGGAGCCCGGGGACGCGCGGCTTTATAACTTTGAAATCACCGC